CCCTCTTTTAAATGTCAATTTCAACTATCTTATCCAGTTCTCGCACACCAACAATTGTGAAACAGCTATTGGGTGATTCAGCAATCGACTCTGAGTCTGTTCAAAGTTTTGAAGATTACTCTGATATTTACAGAATCAGACATGATTTAATTCATGGGGCTGTTTGTGACAAGCTTGGGCTTAGATTTGGTGAGATTGCTGTTGAAGAGATACTTCAATCCAATATCATAGCTTTATCAAGAAATCAATATTTTGATCTTGTTCGAAAACAAACTCCAGATTTCATGGGAGTTAAAGGAAATGAGGTCACTATGGTTGAAATAACTGTGTCCACAGATTTAAAAGCAAGAAACAGAAAGAGTGCTAAGTATGCTTTGCTGTGTAAAGTGCTTCAGGATGTTGGATATCTAGTGAATTACAAAATTTTTGCTTTCGATCCAAGAAATATTTATGTCAATCATCATGAGTTGATCACAGATGGCTTAGATGATCTGGTTTTAGATTTTGCCTCAAAGGTTTGCAATAATGCTTCACAATTACTGAGAGAGGTTCATAGGACTTTTGAAGGAAGACTATTTTATCAAAGATATTTTGAAATTCTTGATCAACCAATTCCCTTGAATTTCTTTTCTGAAGATGTACTCAAAACTCATGAAACTATGCCAAACAAATGCTTTCACACCACTCAAGATTTAGAACAAGTGTTGTTTTCTGATCCAGACCCTGTTTTGGATTTTGATGATGATGAGTTCATTAAATCAATATTGGAAAAAGCTAAGAATACCCACTCTGAGTTAATAGCATTAGAAACTTTTGATCCAAATAATTTCATTGATAAAATCTCTTCAAAATCTAACTCATTGACCTTAAGAAGCATTATGCCACTGCCTTTTATAACTAATAAAATGATTGATTCATCTATTAGATCTACAGAAAATGATTGGTTATTGGTTAGTAAAATAGCATCCAAGATGGAAGATTCAGATAACTCTGTTCTAGCTTCTATTGGAAGGGCTTGTTCACATAGAATGACTGAGATAAATAATAAGACAGAAAAGAAAAATGAAGATTTTCTTTTCATTTGTAAACTTGGTGATGTTGATAGATCCTTAAATGCCTTAGAGGGTCCAGAAAGAAAAAAATACCTCAAAATTGGGTCTATTCGTCACATTGAAGCTGAAAAAGAATACAATAACTATTGTCTAAGCTATCATGTTGATGTTTCAGATATAGACATATGCTCATTTGCAATGTCAGAGAAGCCACGGATACATCAATCCAATAGTTTATTCTCTGATATGGAAACATTATCAAACATGTCTGGTCTTGGATTAGATTATGTTGCAGTTTGTCAATCAATATACAGAGAAATTAATATAAATTCAATGAGAGGGGATAGAAGAAACAAATACATCATAAAACCCACTGGAGTTACTGGAGTTTATATATGTCTGTTTCCTGGAACAAAACTCAGGTGTGGTGAGTTAGCTAACATAGTTTGGTTTAAGATAATTGTGGATAATGATAACATGGAATTAGATGTTAAAGAACCTCCCTCTTGGATATTTAAGAGGTTACATCGTGATAAATTTGTGCATTACACTAGGTGGTTATCTTGTGATGTGCATAGACTAGATCACTACATCAGATGCTTTGATAAAATTATTATGGCCTATACATCTGTATTATCACAAAGGTTTAGAACAGATTGGTGCAACCCCACGGACGAAGAAAAAATTGATCCAATTAGGGAGAGTTTGATAACCAAAATTAATGAGGATAACACAAATCTATTGGGATTAATAATAATGACTTACATGGAAGATAAAAGATCAACATCCAAAATGTTACAAAATGTCAGGTATTTAGTGATGACATCAATTTCTTTATTTCCCAAGTATGTTTCTGTTTTTGAGAAATTTGTTGAGCCTATTAGGTCCACTCTACAACTATACTATATTAAAAGGATGATAAACTACTACAATGAAATGAAGGAGTGGAACATTGTCCGCAATTCAACTTTTGGCAAAGTTCAATATGATTATAAATCACACACTTTTTTGGACATAAATGGTGGTTCCATAATAAGATTACCTAGACCCTTAATAACATCCAGGACAAGAATAGCAGATTTTTCTGAGGTGTTATCAGAAATGTATTTCACAATGTTGTTCAATAAAAATCAAGATGATCCAACCCATGCTAGTTTTCAAATTTTAGATAAAATTATTGAGGGTGAGAATAATTTTATAGAGGTGAAGGAGAAAGGAAATCACTTAGGCTATAAGCCTAATGTAAGTGATGTAGAGTTTGCAAAATTTATCATAGATAATCCCAAATCTCATCAATTCTCAAGAAGAGCTATAGAAATAAGTTCCAAACTATTAAGGGAAAAGTTAGATGATCCATTTGGTGATCAAATTAAATTAGCTATACAAAGGAATAATATAAACAAAACATTGGATGAATTTGCCACTTTTAAATCATCATCAACTCTAGAAACAAGAAAATATAATCATCAAAAGAATAGACAAAATCCCAGGGTTAGATGCTTAGAGGGAGTGAACAAATTGTTAGCTCAAGGGATACATAGATCATTTGAGGTAATAGAGAAATTTAAGTTGGAGGAAACATATTATCATGTTTTCAAGAAGAATCAGATTGGAGGTGTCAGAGAAATTCTAATTTTACCTATTAGTAATCGAATCAGGATTAATGTGTTAGAATCAATATCCAGGAACATATGCCATTTTGATAAGAGAGAGGTTTTGACTCATGGGGTGACAAAGAATGAAAGCATCAAGTCAGCACTGTATATGTCAAAAAAATATGAAAATCCTAGAGCTCCTATACATCTGACTTTTGATAAATCAAAATGGGGACCCAGTTTTGTTCCAATTCAGTTTTTGTACTTATTTACTCCCTTTAAAAAAATCTTGGGTCCATTATATTTTTTTATTGTTGATTTATTGATCAGACACCAAAATAAAGATTGTGTATTACCTGACCGATTAGTGAAAGCCTGGTGGTTTGATGAAGAGAACAAACATAAGCATCAATTTGAGGGATTACAAAAATTAAAAGAAGATTTTCTTAAAACTGGTGATTTAACATATAAAAATGAATCCAACATGGGTCAAGGGATCTTGCATTACACATCTTCACTAATGCATTTACAAATGGTCACTTTTAGGGATGAGTTGTACAATAGGTGGTGCAAAGAGGTTTGTCTTGATCCGAAAGATCATGAGGATTTGTTGTCTTCTGATGATTCTTATACAATATTCTGTCCTGAATTAGTGCAAGGAGACAGAACAAAAGTGGTTAAATTAAAACTAAATATGTTTTTAAGATGTCAACA